AGCACAATAAATAGTTCTTCTATTGGGCTAGTTACCCCATCTTCAGGTGCTTTTACCAATATTAGCACCACAACAGGCTCAATTAGCACAACTCCAAGCAATCCAACAGATCTGGTTAATAAAAACTATGTGGATATGTTTGTTCAAGGTTATGCAATCAAAGCAGAGTGCCAAGTTGCAACCACAGGAAACATCACATTATCTGGGTTGCAGACTATTGATGGCTACACCACTTTGGCTAATGATAGGGTTTTGGTTAAGAATCAAAGTACATCAGCACAAAATGGTATTTATGTAGCATCTTCAGGTGCATGGGCTAGATCAAGTGATGCAAATACATGGAATAGCTTAATTTCAGCATTTACATTCATAATGAATGGGTCAACTCAGCAAAATTCTGGCTGGGTTTGTACCATTACAAGTGGTGGAACATTAGGGGTAACACCAGTTACTTGGAGTCAGTTGGCAAGCGCGGCAAGCTACTTTGCAGGCACAGGCTTAACCCTTAGCTCATACACTTTCAGCATTACTCCAGTAGGCACAGCAGGCACTTATGGCTCTGCCTCTAGTGTTCCAGTATTTGTTACAAATGCATCTGGTCAGGTTTCATCTGTAACTAATACATCTATAAGTATTGCTCCAAGCCAAATTAATGCAACCATCCCTAATTCTGGACTCACAAACTCCACAATTTCAGGAATTGCACTTGGTTCTAATTTGGCTAATTTGACTGCTGGAACTAATATTACCTTTAGCTCTGGCACTACCTATAATGGCTCAAGTGCAATCACAATAAATGCCTCTAGCACAATGGTTTATCCAGGTGCAGGCATACCTAATTCCACTGGTAGTGCTTGGGGTACAAGTTACTCAACCACAGGCTCTGGGACAGTTGTAGCACTAGCTACATCACCCACTTTTGTGACCCCAATATTAGGAACTCCTCAGTCTGGGAATTTCTCAACAGGGACATTCACTTGGCCGACTTTCAACCAAAACACCACAGGCAATGCCAATACAGCCACAACAGCCACTAATTTGGCTGGAACAACTCAATACTCATTGCCTTATCAGTCTGGTTCAGCCACTACAGCTTATTTAAGTCCTGGCACTTCTGGCTCATTATTGATGACTTTGGGGGCAGTTTCTGCTCCTATTTGGGTGGCAACTTCTAGTTTAACAGTTGGAACTGCTACAAATATTGCCAGTGGCACAGCAGGAGCAATTCCTTACCAAACTGGCTCAGGAGCTACTAGCTTTTTAGGACTTGGAACTTCAGGATATGTAATAACTGCTGGGGCATCTGCTCCTCAATACACAGCTCAGTCTAGTCTGGCAGTAGGAACTGCTACTAATTTGGCTGGAGGAGTAGCAAGCAATATTGTTTACCAAAGTGGGGTAGGAGCAACTGCTTTCTTGGCAAATGGTACAACTGGGCAAGTTTTAACCAGTAATGGGGCATCTGCACCTAGCTGGACAACTCCAACTGCTTATGCAACTGTAACTGATGACACAACCACAGCAGGAACAAGATACTTGCTTTTTGCTAACCAAACCAGTGGAAATTTGACAACTGAATACACCAGTTCAACCAAATTAACCTATTATCCTAGCACTGGATGTATTACAAATGGACTTAATGGAGGTGCTTTCTAATGGAAATCACATGGAAAATATCAGAAATTTCTGCTGAAAATGGGCTAATTACCCATGCCAAATACTTTGTGACTGCCACTGAAGATGATAAAAAGGTAGAAACTGAAGGCAATTGGTGGTTTCAAAATCCTGAGATTAAAGTGCCTTTTGAGCAAGTTACAGAACAAATGGTGGCTCAGTGGATTGAGGCTGAAACCATGAAAGATGGGGTAAATATTATTACCTCAAGACTGCAAGAACAGTTAAAATCATTGGAAAAGCAAGCTGTAATTCCTCCTTGGATGCCTCAAGTTTTTACACCTAATATTTAAAAATGGCACAAACCAATTACACTCCAATAATACTGTACAACAGTGGGACAACCACTAATGCTCCATCTGCTAGTAATTTGGCAAATGGTGAGTTAGCCATTAATTATGCTGATGGAAAGTTATTTTATAAAGATGGCTCATCAGCAATTCAAGTAATTGGTTGGAAGACAACTCCTACAACTGCTGGTGGCACAGGATTAACTAGCTATACAGCAGGAGACTTGCCTTATTATGCATCTGGCTCTGCATTATCCAAATTAGGTATTGGAACAAGTGGCTATGTATTACAGTCAAATGGTTCTGCTCCTACTTGGGTAGCACAATCTACTTTATCTGTTGGTTCAGCCACAAATGCTACAAATACTGCTATAACAGATAACACAAGCTCATCTGCTACTTGGTATCCAACTATTGTTAGCGCAACAACTGGTAATTTACCTCAGACAACATCGAGCACTAAATTAAGTTTTGTACCATCCACAGGAACTTTGACTGCAACAAATCATGCAGGAACATGGGCAGGAAATACAATTACTGTTCCTTATGGTGGAACTGGATTAACAAGTCTTACAGCTAATTACATTCCTTATGGAAATGGGACAGGAGCATTTAGTTCAAGTGCTAATTTAACTTATAACGGCACAAGTTTGTTGGTTGGTTATGCAACTGCTGTAAATGGTGAAGTATTAGGTGTAAATGGTGCAATTAGAAATACGTCTTTAATTAGAACAGGAAGTGTTCCTGATGACCAATCAGGAATATCTGCTCAATCTTATGGTGTATTTGCAAAAACACAAGTTACTGCAAGCACAGATTCTGTTTTGCTTACTTTGGGAGATGGTACTTATCCTACTTCTGGTTTTCCAAGAATAAATTTTAAAGGATATTATAGTGGTAGTGCTTATACTGCTTTTATAAAAAGTGGAGCTGGTACAGATTTAGAATTTGGTACTTATAACAATGGCACATCAATGTCATTGACTGCATCAGGCACATTGAATTTAACCAGCTTAGGAACTGGTCTTGTATATTCAAATGGTGGAACACTTACAAGTACAAATCCATCAGATCAAAATTTAAAAACTAATATAACTACTTTACCTTATGGTTTAAATGAAATAAACCAATTAAAACCAGTTTCTTATACATTAGTAAATGACACAATAAATCAAGGCACACAATTTGGTTTTGTTGCTCAAGATGTAGAAAAAGTAGTTCCAGCTTTTACAAAATTAGTAACAAATATAAATCCAGTTGACAACACAACAACTTCATATTTGGGATTGGATAGAGAAGGTATCAATGCCGCAATGTGTATGGCAATTCAACAATTAAGTGCAGAAATAGTAACTTTACAAGCAAGGCTCAAAGCCGCTAACATAGCATAGAAGGAAAAAAATGACTACTCTTGTTCCTAAATTTGAACAACCATTAACAGGTGCAGTTAACAGAGCATTTAATTTAAAGTTGCAAGAATCCATATCTGTTTTGGATTTTATTAATGCTTCTGATGTTGGTACAACAAATGATGTTACCTATGCTTTTACTGCCGCTTTAGCAACAAAATATAATGTTTATGTACCTCCAGGAACATATTACACAACAGGAAATTTAACACTCAACTCCAATCAAGTTTTATTTGGAGATAATAGATCAACAAGTATTTTAAAATCATCAATAACAACAGGTAACTTTATTACAGCCGCATTAGGTGCAAGGGTACAAAATTTAGCAATCATTGGAGTATGGACTGCTAATTCATCAAATACATCAATTGCTTTATATGGTGGATTTGGTGGGTATTTTGATGGTGGTATAAGCAATTGTTTTATTCAATATTTTTATATTGGCTTAAGTGCTTCAAATTCAATACAAACATTTGAAAACAACATATTTACAAATTGCAATTATGGTTATAAATCTGTTGCACTTGTTTTCAATGACTCAATACGTTTAATAAGTAATTGGTTCACTTATATAGGTCAAACCATTACAGCAACACCCTCATCTGTTACTTTGTCTAGTGGACAAATATATAACATTGTTGTTCCAAATGCTTCTATTTTTGAAGTTTATACACCCATTTCACAAGCAACTACTAATGCACAAGCATTAATACAAGCAATAAATACTGGAACAAATACTTTAACAGTTTATGTTATATCAGGAACATTTAATACTTCAAATTTAGTGACTAATTTTCAAGGTGCTTGTATGTACAACACCTATAGATCATTGAATGCACAATACATTAATAATCAATGTGGTCAATCTACCAATTTTATTAACAATGGTGGACAAAATGGCGATATTTATTTAATAAATAATTGGTGCGAACAAATAACAGGTTCTCCATTAATTTCATCTGGTACTGGTAGTTATGTTTTATATCCTAGTGCCATTCATATTAGTGGTGTGACTGGATTCCCAATTATTAATGATCCAACAGTTTCATTTGGTTTTTATGCAAGTGGTTCACAGGTTGTAACTCAAGATGCAGGAACAATTCCAGGTTCAGGATTGACACAAGTTAGTTCATCTACTGCATCACAACCATTGAGAACTATTTACACCAATGGTTATCAAACAGCAGTTTCTAATGCAATTGTTGCAGTAATGGGGTTAGAAAGTGATGCTAGTGACAATGGTTATGCAAAGCAATATATATGGAACATGACTGTTGGTTCTGGAAATGTTAATGCAGTTTTAAATTTAGGTTATGCAAGTAATTATAGTAATACCTATGGTACTACAACACCAATTCCATTAACTGCTAATATTGTTTCATTTGGCACATCATTTTTTGCACCAAGCAGTGATAATGCAATTACTCTTGGAACATCATCTAATAGGTGGTCAACTGTTTATGCCGCAACAGGCACAATCAATACTTCAGATGGAAACCAAAAAACTGTTATTGGTGCATTAACAATTGCTGAACAAAATGTTGCAAAAGCCATAAAAGGATTGTTTAAAACATTTAAATTTAATGATGCAATTGCTAAAAAAGGTGTTGATAAAGCAAGGATTCATGTGGGTGTGGTTGCTCAAGATGTACAGGCGGCATTTGTTGCTCAAGGACTTGACCCAAATAAATATGCTTTATTTTGTTTTGATACTTGGTACACAGATAAAAATGGTATTGTTTTTGAATCAAACATGAATGATAAAAATACATTAATTCCTAATTTAACAACTCATACCCAGCTTGGTGTTAGATATGAGGAATTATTAGCTTTTGTAATATCTGCAATATAAAATTTAGGGGATTATCATGAGCGTAAATCTATCACCACTAGGAGGAGCTGGTTGGCAGTTTTTTGACAACAATGGTGTTCCTTTGTCTGGTGGTTTGTTGTACACATATTTATCTGGAACAACAACTCCACAAGTTACTTATACATCTGCAAGTGGTAGCATTGCCAATTCAAATCCAATAGTTTTAGATTCATCTGGTAGACCTCCAAATGAAATTTGGTTGGTTGGTGGAGTTTCATATAAATTTGTTTTGCAAAATTTATCTGCATCACAAATTTGGTCAATGGATAATATTAATGGTTTGCCAAGTGCAGGAGTTGAATCTAGTGTTACAGCAACTGCAGGGCAAACAGTTTTTACAGGTCTTAATTACACACCTGGTAATAACAGTATGAAAGTATTTGTAAATGGTAGCAAACAAATATTAGGTTCAAGTGTTCCAGGTTCTTATGTAGAGACAAATTCAACCACTATAACTTTTAATTCTCCAGGCTTAAATGTTGGAGATGTTGTGGAGTTTTTACAATGACAACTCCTAATGATATTATTAGTAGAGCATTAAAAGACATTGGTGCTTTAGAGGCTGGTGAAGTTCCTACAGCAGAGGCATCTCAAGATGCTTTTGATATGTTGCAAGATATGTTAGACCAATGGTCTAATGAAGACATGATGGTATTTTACAAAAATGAAATCATATTTCCTGTTGTTTCTGGACAAACTCAATACACCATCGGCCCAGGTGGGCAAATTGGTGCTATCTTCACTGGAAGTATTACTGGTAATGTTCTCACTATTACTTCTATTCAGTCTGGGGGCATTTCTCTTGGTCAAACTCTTAGTGGAACTAATATTACATCAGGTACAACAATTGTTCAAATGCTCACAGGAGCAGGAAACAATGTAAATGAAGCTGGTACTTATTTGCTAAATAAGACTTATTCAAGTCCTATATCAAGTGAAACCATTAATTCTTATTATCAAAGACCTTTAAGATTTAATTCTGCTTTTGTGAGGATTAATACTTATTCAAATGGTCAGCCTATAACAAATGGTGGATTAGATTATCCTGTGTCTGTTCTTAATGTAGAACAGTATCAGATGATTGGGTTAAAAACACTAAATGGGCCGTGGCCGAAGGCTGTGTACTATGAACCTACTGAGACATTAGGAAATGTGTACCTTTGGCCGAACCCCAGCCAAGGAGAAATGCACATATTTGTAGATCAATTGTTCCAAAGATTTACAACTCAGTTTGACAATATCAATCTTCCCCAAGGCTACAACATGGCTTTGAGGTGGTGTCTGGCTGAAAGGCTAATGCCTATGTATGGCAAGGCTAGTCCAACACAAATTCAGATGATTATGAAGTTTGCTGCACAAGGGAAGTCGACAGTAAAGAGGACAAACATGAACCCAGCAATTGTTTCCACTTATGCAGACTCACTTTTGGTTGGAAGACAAAAAGATGCTGGGTGGATATTATCAGGTGGGTTCTTTAGATGAGTGACTTTGGCTTTGTCGGCCCCTCCTATGAAGTGGCTTCCATTTACCAGGAAGCTCAAGAGTGCATCAATTTCTATCCTGAGATTGATCCCTTAAAGCCTCCTGGCAGTAGGGGTGTGGTGGCTTTATATCCAACTCCAGGCTTAACAAGCATATTGCAATTAAATAATGCTCCAGTTAGAGGAATGAGAACATTATCTGGTGGTAAATATTTAATTATTGTTGTTGGTTCTATTGTTTATTCAGTTACTTATTCTGGTAGTTATGTATCTACTCAAATAGGTACTTTATCAACTAGCTCAGGTTATGTGTCTATAACAGACAACATAATGACTGATACAGGCTTAAATGCCTATATTGTTGATGGTGCAAATAGATATTATTGGATTGCAAATACAAACAGTTTTAACACTTTGCCAAGTTCAGATGGCCCGTGGCAAGGAGCTAATGTTTGTGATGTAGTAGATAACTACATTATTTATAATCAGCCTGGAACGCAAAACTGGGCGGCCACAGACTTGGGGTTAGTCACATCTACTAATGCTTATTATGGCTCTAAAGATGGTGCTCCTGATCCACTTGTTTCACTTATAGTAGATCATAGGCAAGTATTTTTGCTTGGTGAATTTACTGCTGAAATGTGGACAGATGTAGGAAATGTAATTCCTGGCATTATCAGTTTTCCATTTCAAAGGGTCACAGGAACATCTGTACAACATGGAATTGCCGCACCCTTTAGTGTTGCCAGATTTGGTGAGCAATTTGCTTTTGTAAGCCAAGACTATAGAGGTCAAAATATTATTGGAGTCATGCAAGGATATTCTTTTAAAAGAATCAGTACCCATGCAGTAGAACAAACTCTAATGAACCAATACATTGCAGATGCTGTTGCTTACACATACCAACTAGATGGGCATGAATTTTATGTGGTCACATTCCCAACTATTAATATTACTTGGGTTTTTGATCTTGCATCTGAAATGTGGCATAAATGGTTATCATGGGATGGCACACAATTTAATAGACATAGATCAAATTGTGGTGCAATATTTAATAATGTTTATTTGGTTGGAGATTACAAAAATGGTCAAATCTATCAATTAGACAATGCTGTATATACAGAAGCAGGGAATACCATTAGAAGACTTAGAAGATGTCCACATTTGGTAACAGATTTGCAAAGGCAATACTTTGCTGAATTGCAGATACAGTTTCAGCCTGGAGTTGGATTAGAAACTGGTCAAGGTCAGAATCCACAGGCTATGCTTAGATGGTCAAATGATGGTGGCTCTACTTATTCTAATGAACATTGGTGTACTATTGGAGCTGTAGGAAAATATAAAAACAGAGCAATTTGGAGAAGATTGGGTCAGGCTAGAGACAGAATTTATGAGGTTAGTATTAGTGATCCAGTAAAAGCTGTGATTGTAAGTGCTAACCTTAAAGCAGAAGGGGGTGAAAACTAATGACTACTTCAAGTTTTAATGGAAATATAGTATGGCCGAGAGTCCCATTCCTAGACCCCACATCTGGTCAGCCTGCTTTGCCTTGGCTTTTATGGCTACAAAGCCCTAATTTTTTAAGCATTAAAACTGGATCACAAGCTATTCAAGGTAGTCAAGAAATTACAGGCAATTCAATAATTGATGGAAATGAAATAGTAAAAGGCACTTTGACTGCTTTAGGTGGTATTTCAGGGGGTACATTTTGAATTTAATTGATATACCAAATGTTCCAACTAGAGAACAAATTGATAAATTGCAATCTGAAATGGTGCAAATGCCTCAAGCAAAACTTGAAACTGAGCATTATTTTTCTGGTGGCATGTATTGTAGAAAATTGATTAGACCAGCAGGCACTTTAATTGTAGGAAAAGTACACAAAAAAGATCATTTTTTTCTATGTGCCAAGGGTGAAATTATTGCTTGGAGTGAGGGTGGTATGAAGCATTTGTATCCTGGTGATGTAATTTGCTCAAAACCTGGTACAAAAAGAGTCACTTTGGCAGTTACAGATGCAATTGGTATTACTTTTCACAAGACTAATAAGACTAATTTAGATAAAATAGAAAAAGAGTTAATTGAGCCAGATGAACTAGCTTTGTTTGACTCAAATAATCAACTAAAGGTGCAAGCCTTAAAAGGGGAATAACTATGTCATGGGTAGCAGCGGCAATCATTGGTGGAGCGGCAATCAACTACATTGGAAGTCAAGGGCAAGCAAACGCGGCAACTTCTGCGGCCAACACACAGGCAAACGCGGCACAGGCAGGACAACAACAACTGCAACAAAATTTTCAAACATTAGCACCTAATTACTCTCCTTATTTACAAACTGGTCAGACAGGTTTAGCTAATTTAAACGCGGCAATGCCTAGTTTAACTGCTCAACAACCAGCATATAAACCTTTTACTGCACAAGATTTAAATGCTAATTTAGCACCAAATTATCAGTTTATGTTGCAACAAGGATTAGGTGCACAAAACCAAGCATTAAATGCTAGTGGTGGTGGTTCTAATATTGGAATTGCTGGGACTAAGTTTGCAGAGGATTATGCAAGTAATGCATATCAAAATGCTTTACAAAACTATATGGGTCAACAAAACCAAGCATTTAATCAATCACAAACACAACAAACTAATATTTATAATAAATTAGCTGGAATAGCTGGAATTGGTCAAAATGCTGTATCTGGATTATCTAATCTTGCCACAGGTAATGCCACTAATATTGCTAATCTTGGAATTGGCTCTGCTAATGCAGTAGCACAAGGACAAGTAGGAAGTGCAGCGGCTAATGCTCAAGGACTTAGTGGTATTGGGTCTAGTTTGACTTTGGCATCTTTGTTAAACCCAGCTAATCAATCTGGAGCTAATTCTGTAACCCCTACTAATATGGCAGGATTCCAAACTCCTTATCAAGCACCAAGTTATCAAGTAACAGCACCACAACCATATAACCCAACTTATTAAGGATAAATATGGGTATTCAATCATTTCCAATAGCACAGATTAATCCTCCAACAACTACTCCTGTTAAAGGGACAAGTTTGGCTGATATGATGAACACTGCATCATCTGCACAGCAATTTCAACAAGCACAACAATTAAATCCTTTGGCTTTGCAAAAAGCTCAAGCTGATTTAGAGTATTCACAAGTTCAAGCAAAAAAAGCACAAGCTACTTTAGACCCAGAAATTGAACAGAAAAAAGCAGAATCAGCAAAAGCATTAGTAGGTTTAAATTCTGAACAACTTAAAAATGCTAGAGAACATCTTGCTAATTCATCTAGAAATTTGCTTGAATTATTACAAAAACCTAAAGTCACAGCAGATGATATTAAAAATCATGTCATGAAGACAATGACAGATGCTGGAGCACCACAACAAGCTATTAATTTGGCATTACAGAATTTGCCAACTGGTGGAACAACTTTAGAAAATAAAGCATTTATTGCAAAACATGCTACTAATTCTTTGAGTGCTGAAGCGGCAATGGACAAGCTCCTACCATCAGCCACTATGACAACCGAAGGAGGAACAATTACTCCTAGAGTTATGGGTAATGAATTATTGACTGGTAAAGCTCCTGGAACAGCAGTTGGTACTCCAATTACAATGACTCCTACCCCATTAGGATATGGTCAAAGATATGAGGCTACAGGTAGAGTTGACCAAAATAATAACCCAACTGCTTATGTTAAAGATGCACAAGGTCAAATTCTTGGTGAAGTTACTATCCCTGCTGGAGTTAATCAAAATCAAATTACTCAACCTGGTGGAGCACAAAAAGGTAATATGCAACCAGGCAATACTCAGCCTGCAATGAATCAGCCTCCAGCTAATGCCCCATCTAGATTAGCTCCTTATGAGACACCTGAAACAGTTGCTACAGAAAGAAAAAGGCAACTTGATACTATTGCTCAAAGGCAAACTGTTCCTCAAAGTACATATAACTATAACCAAATTATTGATTTGGCTGATAAATCTATAACTGGTGTGGGTGCTCAAG